CGGCCTGTTGTTGTGGGTGCTGTTTTTCCTCTGTGGGTGGAAGATATTCGGTTTCATTCTGCAATGAGCCTAATCCTCATCATCCTCGTTCTGTTGCTGCTCTTCGGAGGTCTGGGCGGCGGCTACCTACGGCTACCGAGGTGGCTACTACGGTGGCGGCGGGTTCGGTGGGATTGGGCTGATTGTGCTGATCATCATCGTGCTGCTGCTGTTCAGCGGTGGTGGCTTTATTCGGTGACGTGCTATGCTGTTCTGGCCGCTGGTTGTTTGGGGTGGTGATTGCGATGCTGCGGTCGACGCGGGCCAACGAGTGGTGACGCCGTCGATCATCCTCGGCGAGTTGCTGCTGTGCGCGATCTGCATTGTCATTGCTGCTGTCACCTGAACGTCGCGAGCCGACGTCCAGACATCAACACAGGGAGGTATTTAATGGCCAGAGTTCACATTATGGGCGGGTATTTGAACGTTGAGGGGATGAGCGGGGGATATGCGGACAATGAGTTGCCTGGCGAGCCTGTCTATCCTGGGGAGGGGCTGCCTGGCGCCCCGCCTGGGATTGACAACAGCCTGCCTATTCCGTCGCCTCCGTTGGGTGCGTGGCCGCCACCGACAGTGAGCCACCCGATTGAGCCGGCGCGGCCTGGGACGCCGCCTGGCGTGATATGGCCATCGCCTGGGTATCCGTCGCACCATCCGGTGCCGCCGTCTCCTGGTGCGCCTCCTGGGCGTCCTGACCAGGGCCTGCCGGCTACACCTGGCGTCCCCACGCCCCCGATCGCATCGCAGACGTTTTGGATGCTGTGTTACAGTCCGCGGCTGGGGTGGAAGTATGTGACGGTTGACCCGTTGCTGAAGCCTGACAACACGCTGCCGGCGGCTGCGCAGCCGAAGTAAGCGACGACAGACGGACAAATTCCGCTCACTTTATAACCAACAGGGGCTAGACGTCATGAAACGAGCAGTGCTTGGCGTCGGGTTGCTCGGGCTTGGCTTGGTGCGTCAGCGTCGGCGCCAGACGTAAGCACGTAACGACGTAATGACGTGTGAGCACCTGGCTGAAGGTGGTTCTGGCGCTGGTGCCGGTGTTGATCGGCGCCCTGACCACTGTAGCCTGGCAGAACTCGCACGACATGGCCCTGCTCACCCGCGAGTATGCCGACATCAACGCCGAGTTGGCGCATCAGCGCGAGTTGCTTGAGCAGCGGCTGGGCAGGTGTCCGTGAGCCGAGCTGAGAGGCGTGTCATGGCGCTGTTGGCGGATGGTGGCTGGCACTGTGAGAGCGAGTTGCGGACGACGTTCCGGCTATTGCAGTGGCTGTATCATCGGGGGCTGGTGGATGGCGCGATGCTGACCACGGGCGGCACGGCGGACGACCGGTTGTGGCGGCTGGTGCCCCTCACGACAACGCGTCGATCTGGCGTCTGATCTCGTCATCTCCCAGAGCGAGCCAAGCAGGATCGTAGAATGCGTGCATGGCGAACGCCATCTTTGCGTGGTCCAGGTCGTTTGCCTGCTCCTTGCAGACTGGCCATAGGATGGCGAGGTCGATCGACCGTTGCCGCTGCCGCCAGAGGTTCATCAGCCACCGCATATCTGGCCTGTCTTTGGAGGGACGGCCGGGCCGACGTAACGCCAACCGTGGTTATAGAGTGTCGGACCGTTCCACGATTGCCCCAAGGAATGCCACAGCACGCCATCACGCGTCTCGAAGACCAGCCACTTGCTGCCTTCCTTGCGATACGCCCAGTGGAAGCTGTGATGGGCGTGCTTCAGCGGCGGATCGATGGTCCAGCCAGCCGAGGGATCAATCTCGGCACCCGGCGTGCTCGCCGGTTCGGCGCCCCGGCCTTTCCCCGGCCGATCTGCGAGGCGGTGTCGGTTCTGCTTAGGCTGCGACGACATCCTACTCTTGAAAATGCCCCTCACGGAACATATCCCCCTGACCGTTACCGAACCAGCACAGCAACCACATCATTAGGACGCCTCGACTGGACGTGGCTGAACGAGTTTGTAGAACATGCACGGCACGTCCGGTTCCCCGTCGCCGCCCCAGCCGCAGGTAAGGCACTGGCGCTCGCCAGCATAGCCGGTGACGCTGCGGAAATTGGCGCTGCCGCACCAGTGGCATTGCCTGCGAGGATCGAACATCAGTTCCCACTCTTCAAAATGCCCATTTCCGATAGCTACCCCCAGTCAGGTGCCAGTTGCCACAATTGAGCGCCCCGGAAGCTGCCATAACACCCCAGGAATGGCTCGACGGCCACGCGTCAGGCGTGGCATCGCGCGATGGGGAAGTGTCGCTGCTCAATGCGGTAATCCGGGAATTAGCGGCAGAGAAGATGGCGACATTGGCGGCTATGCGCGAGTTGCTGAGTGGCCACGACAACCTTTATTGCGCTCATTTTGGTGCTGCCTGCAATCCCGCTGACGATATCGCCGCCAGGGGCGCCCGCCGGATACTGGATGAGGCATAGGCAAAGAAAAGCCCCGCACTCACACGGGAGATACGGGGCGCTTGAGGTTCTCTGACTTATCGCGGTCCCAGCATAGCACATCCCCGCTGACGCAGGGAACGCCGCCACCTAACACGATCATGGAGGCGAATGCCATGCCAGCCAGCATGAAACACGTCGTCTCGGTTCCCTGGACGGACGAGGAGCGCACCACGCTGCGCCAGATGTGGGAGAACGGTATGGGCCCGGTGCTGATCGGGCGCATGCTGGGGCGGAGCAAGTATTCCGTCACCAAGCAGACACAGGCGTTGCAGTTACCGAAGATGCGGCAGCAGCCGGGCACCATTCCTGCGCCGGAACCCCGCCAGCCACGCCCGAAGCCACTGCCGCCAGGCGCCCGCACGCTGCCGCCGCTGCCGAGTGAGATGAACGTACACGAATGAACGATAGCGGCGAACTGGAGAAGCTTCCGATATCGGCCAGGCAGATGTCGCTCGATCTGCACCTGTTGGTGCGTTCTGTGGAAGGCGGCGGGCCGCTTGATCTCAATGTCTATGTGCTGGACATCGCTGCTGACCGTGAGGCGCATGTGTGGCCGATCACGGTATGCATCCAACCTTCTGGCGGCCCGACCAAAGAGACCGCTTTTGACCTGACGCCGCTGGGCGCAGCGACATTGCGGGACTTTCTTGATTTTCTGGTCCGCACCAAACCCTGGCTGCCGGAATTGCCATGAGCGACACCGCCGCCACGAATGACTATGCGGAACGGATGCCACCGACCTGGGCAGAGGCGATTGCCAGAAGCCCGAACCCGTATGACGTCAGCCTGGCGCGGTATGCCAGGGCGCCGATCGCGTTTGTTCGTGAAGTTCTCAACGCGGAACCCGACGACTGGCAGTTAAAGGCGCTGCGGGCGCTGGCACGGGGGCATACGCGGATAGCGATCCGGAGTTGCCATGGGCCGGGCAAGACCGCGCTGGCGGCGTGGGTGATCGTGTGGTTCAGCAATACGCGCGCGCCGTTCAAGCTGGCCTGCACTGCGCCCAGCAGTCCCCAACTTTTTGATGCGCTCTATCCCGAGATCATCAAATGGCTGGATCGGCTGCCCCCTGCCTGGCGGGATCTGTGGACGGTCACCAGCGATCATATAACGCTGAAGAGCAACCCGGAGTGCTTTATTACCGCGAGGACCAGCAGGCCCGAGACGCCCGAGGCGCTGGCGGGGCTGCACTCGGACAACATCATGCTGGTGGTGGATGAGGCCAGTGGCGTGCCGGAACAGGTCTTTGAGGCGGCATCAGGGAGCATGAGCAGCGCGGGGGCCATCACGCTGCTGATTGGCAATCCGACACGGTCATCCGGGTTCTTCTGGAAAGCCTTCATGCTGGAAAGGGATAGATGGTTCTGTCTCAAGGTTGGATATACTGACAGCCCAAGGGTGACGCAGGACTTTGCCGAGGAGATCGCCGGGCGGTATGGCGCCGACAGCAATGCGTACAGGGTTAGAGTTCTCGGGGAATTTCCGCTGGCCGATGCCGATACGCTGATACCTGCGGAGCTGGTGGACAGCGCGATGGTAAGGGATGTCGCCATTGACCACTCCGAGCCGGAGTTGTGGGGCTGTGACGTGGCCCGGTTCGGCACGGATGCGTCGGTGCTCATCAAGCGCCGCGGCAATGTGGTGACCGAGATGCCGCGGTCGTTCCACCAGCTGGACACCATGATGCTGGCTGGTGCGATCAAAGCGGAATGGGACGCGCAGATCCAGAAGCCGGCATTGATTTGTATAGACGTGATAGGGATTGGTGCGGGGGTGGTGGATCGGCTCAACGAGCAGGGGTTGCCCATTCTGGGGGTGAATGTCAGTGAGAGCCCGAGTACGACCGGGCGGTATGGTCGGCTGCGGGATGAGCTGTGGGTGCGCGCCAAGGAGTGGCTGTCCACGCGCGCTGTGCGGCTGCCCAGGCATGAGCGGCTGCGGGATGACCTGGTGGCGCCGCGGTATAGCTTCCTGAGCGATGGGCGGCTGAAGGTCGAGGACAAGAACGCGATGCGGGCCAGGGGGCTGCCGAGCTGCGACTATGCCGACGCGTTGAACCTCACGTTCTGTCAGCATGGGCTGGGGGTGGGCTCGGGCATGAGCGGCGGGATCTACGACAAGGTCGGGCTGCGGATGGATCTGGGGGCGGAGGTGGAGGTATGAGCGGGCTGCTTGGTCCTATGGTCGCCCCCGGCATTACGCCGGATAGCGGGCAGGGGCAGCTGGCGACAGCGATCAGCAGCTTCTTCGGTGGCGGGACACCCCAGTTCCAGACGCCCACGCCGCAGGCCCCGGCCCCAGCACCAGATCCGACGTACGACAAATGGGGCCATGTGGTCAGCGGTAGCCCCCAAGGGCAGATGCCGCAGGCACAGGGGCCCACCGTCCCATCGCTGAACGTGGGGCCAGGATTGGCACAGGCTCCGCAAGGGACCGGTGCCTCGGGCTACGATATGTGGGGCAGGCAGGCGCCACCCCCGCCGCAGGCCGCAGCAGGCGCGCCACAACTACCTGGATTGGCCGACATCATGAAGCTGATCCAGGACTACCAGGCCCAGCAGGCGCTGCTGAACCAGAACGCGCCCCAGGGGCTGCTGGGCGGCAACGAGACCGGCGGCGACCAGGGTTCTGCCGATCACGGTGGCGCCGATAGCGGGGTGATATGAAGGGTCCGCAGACACTCATGGTGCGCGACATGGAATGGCTCATGGCACGCGCTGTGCCGGTGCCGTTCAGCGGTTGCTGGGCGTGGGAGGGCGCATGCTCGACGGCTGGCTACGCTCAATACCGCCTACCTAAAGGCACGATGTATGCCCACCGACTGGCCTATGAGTTGGCCAAGGGACCGGTCCCGGATGGGCTCGATCTGGACCATCTCTGTCGGGTCCGCTGCTGTGTCAATCCGGATCACCTCGAAGCGGTCACCCGCAGCACCAATCTGCGACGTGGCGTTGGTGTGGCTCAGGCCGCAGAGCGGATAAAGGCCATCGGCGGCTGGCAGCGTCATTGGACGCACTGCAAGCACGGGCACGAGTTCACAGCAGAGAACACCTACATCACGCCTAATAGCGGCGCCCGGTCATGTCGGATCTGCCGACAACTCGATTATGAGCGGTCGTATCAGCCCAAGAGGAAACGCCCATGAGCGGTTTCGCTATGCCGACGCGACCGCCGGGGCTTCTTGGTGCTTCACCGCAAGGGATCATGTCGCCAATGATGGGTGGCGGCATTCCGCCGCTACCACCGCTGCCGAACCTGGTCCCCAGCGGTATGCAGCCTCAAGGGCTCAACTTGGGTAGTGAGCAAATGCTCGCATACTTGGTTCCGCAACCCAGAGCGGATATTCCGCCTGATGGCGATCTTGAACTCCCGGCGTCGCTGCGACGGTATGCTGCCGGACTACGCCCAACAGTAAAGCCTGCGGGAGTTCCATGGCAACAGGAGATTTTATTTGAAAGACTTGGGAAGGATGATAGAGAGATTGAGGCTGTAGCTCAATACTACTTTAAAATAGCCCAAAATTATGACCTTTACTTGTCGCGCGAACGCATCACGGCGAGCCAATACTACGATGGGCGCCCGCTCGGTGATGAGACGCCAGGGCGATCACAAATCGTGCTCACGGTGGTGCGGGATACGATCAGGAGCACGCTGCCGAGCCTGCTCCGCGTCTTCACCGGCGTCGAGGATCCGGTGAGCTTTGAGCCCATCAGTTCCGAGATCACCGGCAATGACCAGCTCGCCACCATGCTGTCGAAGCAGGCGACCGACTACGCCCGCTGGGCGCTGTTCACCGCCAACCACGGCTGGCAAGTGCTGCACGATGTGTTGTTGGACGCCCTGACCAGAAAGGCAGGGTGGGCGCGCTGGTACTGGGGCAAGCGCGAGCAGATCCGCACCGATGTGTGCGAGGGCCTGCTGCAGCCGCAGCTCCAGATGCTGCTCGCGCAGCCGGGCATCGAGGCGCAGCGCATCGTCAGACGCCCGATGACGGACGAAGAAGTCTCCACCCTGCAAAAGACCCCAGACGGGGCGATGTATCTGAGCCAGGGCGGCGCAGCCGAAATGTGGGCAGCCACCATTACGCGGACAGCGCAGCAGAACTGGCCATGTGTCGAGGCGGTGCCCAGCGAGTGTGTCTGGGTGGTGGCCGATGCGAACGACGTCGGGACCGCGCGCGGTATCTTCCACGTCAGAGACGTTCCAGCCTCCGACCTCATCGAGATGGGGCTGCCGGAAGATAAGATCCTGAGCTACTGCGACACTATGATGCGGCCGCAGCAGCGCCGCGAGATGATTGCCCGTAATCCCGCACAAGGGCTCAACATCAAAGCATCCCCGCCAAACGACCGCAGTATGGGCATCTGTCGCTACGCCGAGGGCTGGATCAGGTGCGACACCGATAACGATCACAAGGCCGAACTGATCCACGTCCACATGCTCGGCAATGCGACGAAAATGATCCAGTGGGAGCGGGTGGATGAAATCCCGCTGGCGTGTTTCACCCCGTACAGAGAACCCGGCCGCCTGATCGGCTACAGCCAAGCCGACATGGTCATGGACCTGCAGCGGGTCGAAAGCCGCGTGATGCGCGCGACGCTCGACAGCCTGGCCCAGAGCATGTTCCCGCGGACGGTCGTCACCCTCGGGCAAGTGAACCTGGCGGACGCCCGTCAGACGGCGATCGGCAGCATTATCCGGACGACGCAGGCGGGGGCAGTGACGGAGCTGGTGAAGCCCTACACCGGCGAAGCAGCCCTCAACATGATGCAGGCCCTGGAGGCCATCAGGGAGAGCAGGACAGGGATTACCCGGGCGTCGCAGGGACTGACGGTGGACGAGCTGCAATCAACGGCGCCCGTGGCCGTGTCGGCGCAGACCTCGGCCGCACAGGATCGGCTAGACATGATGGCGCGCACGCTGGCCGAGACTGGGCTGGCGCCGCTCTATAGCGGGTTGCTCAAGATGATGGCGCGGCACCAGGACCGGCCCAACGTGTACCGTATCCGCGGCCAATGGGCCGCGATCGATCCGCGCGCGCTCGGGGTCATGTGGCAGACCTCGGTCAATGTCGGCGGCAAGGGCATGCCCATGGAACGGCTGGCGATGTTGAGCCAAATTGCGGCGAAACAAGAGATGATCATGGCCAGCCAGGGGCTCGATAACCCCCTGGTGGGCGTGCCGGAATACCGCAATACGCTGTCGCGCATGTTGGAGACCGCCAACATTGCCGATGTGTCCTCGTACTTCAAAGCCCTGCCCCCAGGCTTCCAGGCGCCACCACCGCCACCGACACCGCCCGATCCGTCGCTGATCCTCGCCCAGGTGCAGGCCGGCAAGACCGCGGCGGATCTGGAAAACGATCGGGCGTCGGAACAGACCAAGCGGGCGCAGATGCTGACCGAGGACGATCTCAAACGCGATCAGGCGGCGCTCGATGCCTGGACCAAGACATGGGTCGCAGGCGCCCAGTTCGGCACCCCGGTGCCGTCACTCACCGAGTTCCAGCAGGCGATGGCCAGCAAGGTGCCGGGCATCCAGCTGCTCGGCAATCTGCCGCCGCCCACCAGCCCCCAGATGCCCGCGACGACCCAAGGAGCGACGCCACCACAGCCCCAAGGGCCGCCACGGCCGCCACAGGCGCCGCCACAGGCACAGGGGCCAATGATGCCACCACGCCCACAGCAGCCCATGGGGCCGCCTGTTGGCTCGACCAACCCGGCGCAGGCGATGGCCACGCGCCAAGCGCTCATGCAGGGGCAAATGCCCAGCGCGTATGGGAACATCGCAGCGCGTGCCGCCGGCCAGAGCCTGTTCGGACCGGGAGGGCCTGCTCTGCCGCGGCCGGGCGCACAGCCACCACAACCAGGGCAATAACCATCAGGAGGCTACCATGGTCACACGCGCATCCGGCTCGCAGAGCACCAAGACAGTGCCCCGTCAGGGCCAGAACAAACCAACCAGCGGTGGCACATCCGGCGCCGGCAAAGACCGCGGCACCGCCAAGCTGCCATCCATCACCAGAACCACAGCGCCCAAGTCGCGGTAGCCCGTGAGCGAGCCATCACGTAATTACTTCGTTCGCAGCGGTGGGGTTGGCGACTACATCACGCAGCAGAATCAGTTCATCATCACCCGCGAAGCGTTCTGCGATCCCGAGTTCGCTACCCTGGTCGAGTTCCTGCGCGAAAGCGTCGAAGCACTCTGCCAATCCCATCCAGACGAACAGCTCGATCGCATCATCATCCAACTGGACTACGGCGTGATACCATTCAAATCAACCGGCAACCATCCGTGAGCGACCTCTCCCGCGAGGAACGCCACGAGATCCTGCGCCGCGGCTCCGAGAGCCACCGCCTGCTGCAGGATACCGAACTGATGAGCATCCTCACGTTTATCAGGGAAGGCGCCGTGCAGACCGCCGTTCATGGGGCCGATGCCAGGGAACGTGAGGACGCAAGGCAGTTAGCCAGGGCCATCGACCACCTCGCGACCGAAATGCGCACCCGGCTCGACACCGCATTGCTACAGGGCCAGCGCGAGGCCGATGGGCGCCGGTTTGAGTAGCCCCGCATGTGCAGGGAACGTGCCGACCGCGAGCTGATGGACGTGCTGACCTTCGGGTCAACCCCGCACGCGCGGGGAACGCTCCACCCTACACACGCTAAACCCAAGATGGAAACCCCATGAGCGAGAGTAGCAGTAGCAGTTCCGCGCCCGCACCGGCCGCAACCCCCGCAGCAGCCCAGCCAGCCACCCCAGCGCCAGCCAGCAACGACGCCGGCCTGGCCAATGCACCAGCCCCCGCCAGCCAGGAGGCCATCAGCCTCTCCGACGCCGGCCGCATGCTCGCCGCCAAACGCCGCCAGGATGCCGCAACAGCACGCCTCAATCCCGTGCAGCAGGGGCCAGGCGAGGCACGCGCCACGCCAGCGCCAGCACAACCGGCGGCGCCAGCAGAGTCCAAACGAGATGCCCCCACCGACAGCTACGACACCATCGCCAAGGCCCTCGGGCTCGATCAGGGCGCGGCCCCAGCAGCACCCGATGGTGCGGCGCCAGCCGCAGACGCACCCGGCGACGGCGTCTTCACGATCGACGGCCACCGCGTCACCGCCGCACAGATCAGGACGGCGATGGGGCAGGCGGCCGACTACACATACAAAAGCCAGCAACTCGCCCAAGAGAGGCAAAAGCTCCAGCAGCAGGCCGAGGCACTCGCCACCGTGCTGCCCCACATCCAGCCGGAACTCGCCAAGCTCGGCCAGCAGCTGCAGGGCGCGGCGCCACCCGATCCGTCCATGATCGATACCGACCCACAGGGCTATCTCCGCCAATTCGCCG